AGATGGACGACATTGGCGTAGAGACGCATGGGATTGTCAAAGGCATTGGATTTTTTGGAAACGAAAGTCATATTGAGTTGCGGCAAGAATGTCACGAAGTAAGGAGGGTTGAGTTTAGGCCGGGCGATAAAGAGAAAGCGTATGAGATGATATTCGATAACACCAGCGTGTTCGTATCAGAGAATCCAGAGTTGTACGGGCACTAAAAATATTTTGAAAACCTATTGACTTCTGTAAAGGTATCCTGTATAATATAGCTATGGAACGGAGCTACACTATTATAGAGGAGAAAGACTATGGACAACAATATTGACCCAAAGGTCGGAGAGGTTTGGTTGGTTGATCTATCCAATGCGACAGGTCATCAGCAGCGCGGTATTCGACCGTTCGTTGTGACGAGCAACAATAAGCGCAACTTCTTTAGTCCAACAATTAAAGGGAATCCGTTGTCTTCCAGAATATACAAGCGCTCTCCGGTTCATATTCTACTCTCAAAGGAAGATTGTGATTTCCTAGAGGTTGATAGTATCGTTCTATGTGAAGAGACTGATACACTTAACAAAGGACAGTTCATTAAAAAACTTGGTGTCTTGTCGGAGCGTCAGATGAATATGATCGCAATGGCAAGATGCAAGGATGAACCGTTTTTGCTTGCAGCATTCCTGAGCGGCGTACAACATACCATGGAATTTCAGAATTTTGCCGCATTTGCTTGATTTTTTATAAGGTTTAATGGTACACTACATATAATAAGAAGGAGTGTGCCACTATGCTTACTGAAGAAAAAATCAAAGCTTTTGCCGAAAAGTATTCTGATAGAAGCGGTGAGTTTGTTGCATCGACGATGCGTCACGTCATGGATTACGAGGCCGAGCGTGGGTATGAGTTGTTTGACTTCACAAAAGATGATTTCGTAAAGATGTTTGCCAAATATAATTGGGTGAACTCGAGTCGTTCGTTTAAAAATGTGAAGTCAATAATCACAGGCTACATCAAAAGTGAAAACGAAACAAGCATGTATGATCTGGCTGACTTTTCAGAGAGCGATGTAAGCGCAGATGATATGTACAATGACAGTTATTTTGCGTCGGTTGACGAATTTGTTGACTTCTTAAATAAGTACGAAGAGCCATATCAGATTCGTATGAACGTAATTGCTGTTTTGTACTGGATTGGTCTTACTTCCGATGAGATTTCTAATCTAACAATTAACGATGTGGATTTTGAATCTAATACCGTTCTTGATAAGACTGATGTTGACGCAAGGTTAATGGATATTATCAAGCAATGTTACGAGATGAAACAGTATGATGCCCCCAATAAGAGCGGTTATAGAACATTTTATGTCATGAATGGCGATTATATCCTACGCAAAACGAAGGATAAAACCGGTGTAAACAGTGATCCAAAGACGTCTATAATTTCAATTCATGTCTATTTTTCGAGGTTGAACGATATCCTCGAAAAAAGGCATCATTCAAAAACCTTAGATCAAAGATATTTAGCCAGAAATTGTGAGTATATCAAGGTTTATAACTACTGTAAAACTCATCCAAAATTTAATCTTGCAGAACTTAGTTTCGGAAATGGTAAAGGTCCTCTTGCGGACATTATCGGAAGAAAGTGCAGTAAAGTTGCCTATCTTAGTTTCCGGCAAGGATATAAAGGTTGGGTTGAATATTTCCATGAAAATTAAAAACAGGGGGCTTCGGCCCCTTCATTTTAACATGCTAACTATATAACACAGGATACCTATTAGAAAGGGAGATGCAGATGAGAACACTTTTACTGTTCCGTGGAGCACCCGGTTGCGGGAAGTCCACCTATATTAAAGAGCATAATCTTGAGCAGTACGTATTGAGTGCTGATACGCTTCGCCTTATGTGCCAGAGCGCACAGGAAACACCTGATGGGCAGATGGAGATTTCTCAGCAGAATGATGATGTTGTATGGGAGATGCTTTTCAAACTGCTTGAGGTGCGGATGAGCCATGGCGAGTTTACTGTGATTGATGCAACGAATTCCAAGACGGTCGAAATGAATTGTTATAAGAATCTTGCAAAACAGTATCGTTATCGGATGTATGTTATTGATATGACGGACCTTCCGATCGAGGAATGCAAACGAAGAAACGCTCAGAGAGAATGGCTAAAGCGAGTTCCTGAAGCGGCTATTGATAAGATGTACGCTCGGTTTACTACTCAAAAAGTTCCTTCTGGCGTGACAGTTCTTCCTTCTACTACGGATGTGATGTCCGATTTGAACTACTGCCCGAATGACTTTAACCAGTGGAAAAAGATACATATCATCGGTGATATTCATGGCTGCTATACCTGCTTGAGTGAATACCTTGGTGAGATGAAGGACGACGAGCTTTATATCTTCGTTGGTGATTATCTCGATCGTGGCATCGAAAACGTTGAGGTATTCAAGTTCTTGTGTGATGTTGTAAATAACAACCGCAAGAATGTGATCCTTTTGGAAGGGAACCACGAGCATTGGCTGAACAAGTGGGGGCATGATAAACCGGTTCAAAGTGAAGAGTTTGCAAACTACACTCGTCCGCAGCTCTTTAAAGCCGGTATTGACAAGAACACTGCTCGTAAGATCTATTCCAGAGTCGGCCAGTGTGTCTACTTTGAGTATGATGGTAAGCGGTATTTCGTAAGTCACGGTGGTCTGAGCTATCTTCCTTATTTTCTTCCGTTCGTGTCTGCGGATCAGATGATTAAAGGCGTAGGCCGCTATCCTGATATACTGACCGTGGCTGAGTCTTGGGAAAAGTCGATGCCGGATAGCTATATTCAGATCTTCGGCCATCGAAATGTACAGGATGTTCCTATTGATATGGGTCATCGGTGCTACAATCTTGAAGGCAAAATCGAGTTTGGTGGATATCTTCGTTGTGTGGAGCTTGAACACGATCAGCCTATCAAATGCGTAGAAACCAAGAATGATGTATTCCGAAAAGAGGAGCCAAAGACTGAAACTGCCGTTGAAATGAAAACTGAGTTCGATAACGCAGAACTTGTTAGTAAGATGCGTCAAAGCAAATATGTGTTTGAGAAGCGATTCGGAGATATTTCTTCTTTCAACTTCTCTCGTGAAGCATTTTATAAGAAGCACTGGGATGAGGTTTCTACCAAAGCAAGAGGGTTGTTCATTAACACAAAGACGAATAAGATTGTAGCTCGAAGCTATGATAAGTTCTTTGCGGTTGATGAGCGGAATGAAACGAGAATTGGAAACCTACAGAACACTTTGAAGTTCCCGGTGACTGCATATCTAAAAGAGAACGGATTTCTTGGTATCATTTCGTATGATGCAGAACAGGATGGTCTGTTCATTGCAAGTAAATCCACTCCTGATGGGCCTTTTGCAGATATGTTCCGAAAGATTCTCATGGATACGACTTCTGATGAAGATCGTAAGAATCTGAAAGAAGTTGCAAAAGAGAATGGCTCCATCATCTTCGAGGTGATTGATCCTGTGAATGATGCACATATCATCGAATATAAGAAACCGCACATTGTTTTGCTGGATATTATTGCAAATGATATGAATTTCAGTGTAATGGATTATGATGATTTGAAGCGTGTAGCCGAGAAGTGTCATCTGCAGATTAAGGAGAAGGTTAAAACCTTTGAGAACTGGAGTGAATTCTATCCTTGGTACGAAGAAGTCATGAACGAGAACTATCTGCATCATGGTTTTGAACACGTTGAAGGCTTTGTTTTGCGAGACAGCAATAATTTCATGTTTAAGCTGAAGCTTCCGTATTATAAGCACTGGAAGTTCTTGCGTGGTGTCATGCAGAGCGTTCAAAAACGTGGCTATTATGAAAATACCGCAAAGTTGTTTACTGCCGAGGACAACCTGTTCTATGGTTGGATGCGTGAACAACGAGAGAAAGATCAAGAGTCTTTCTGCAAGAAGGGTATTATTCAGCTGCGGAATGAGTTCTACGCAAGTCAGCAGAAGAGCTAAATTAAAAAATAGACATTTTATCGTGATTTTCGTTAAAATAATTAACGAAGTATCGTGATATTTCTTCCTCCGAAAATGCCCTGCGCGGGGCTGACAGCCGGGAAAGACCGGCAATATGGGGATATGGTGAAATTGGCAGCCACGCTTGATTCAAACTCAAGTGTCGAAAGACGTATCGGTTCAAATCCGATTATCCCTACCATGAAGATCAGTTATTCTAGCTCGTTCGGGGATTGGCCGTACATTGGCGACCGGAAAGACGTCATACCGGTAAAGGACGTCAAGCCAGACAAGAAGAGAAATAAGGTGTAAGCCGACTAGCTATCGGATAAATACTCTTCGATTCGCCAGAAAACTAGAATGTAAAACGAATGGTTGGCTGTTTCTGATCTTCTTTTATATGCGCCCGTGGTGGAATCGCAGACACAGGAGACTTAAGATCTTCTGCCAGAGATGGCGTGCGGGTTCAAGTCCCGCCGGGCGCATTTGTATCTGGGCGTAGCGAAGTTGGTATCGCACCTGTTTTGGGAACAGGGGACCGCAAGTTCAAACCTTGTCGCTCAGACCAGCCCGAAAGGGCAAGGAAAAATTGTCCTCACATTATTCCCGGCTCTCTGGAAACGGAGCAGTGTGACGTAGTAAGCTGGGTATATGATGCGCCATCGCCAAGCGGTAAGGCAGAGGACTTTGACTCCTCCATCGCAGGTTCGACCCCTGCTGGCGCAATATGCGGATATGGTGGAATGGCAGACACGCCAGATTTAGGATCTGGTGCTTCGGCGTGTGGGTTCGATGCCCACTATCCGCACCACGGTCATAGAATGGTTGCGTACCGTTTGTTGATCTCCTTTACTATTATTCCCAGCTCGCTCGTAAGAGTGCAGTAGTGCTTTGTAAGCTGGGTTTACATGCAGCGGTCGTATAACGGTTAGTACATCAGCCTTCCAAGCTGAGGATGAGGTTTCGACTACCTTTCGCTGCTCCAATCTTGTATGGGTAGGATCTTTAGCGGTCAAATCCGGCTGCGCCTGTGCGAGATACCACCCCGAAAGGGGCTAACGAAATTATCCATGTACGTTATTCTCGGCTCGCTCGAAAGAGTGCAGCGTGCCTTTGCAAGCCGAGCATCCCAGCCTAGTGATGCCAGTTGCTAGGTTGGTTCTTATGCGACTGTAGTTCAATTGGCAGAGCGTCAGATTTCCAATCTGAATGTTGCGGGATCATACCCCGTCAGTCGCTCCACACGCAGCCCCTTACGCTGCACCGGTTACTCAGAGCCGAAAGAAACCTATATGTTACGACATGGTTGCCAAGAGTGATCATATTGGAACGCGACGTAGCTTGGATAGTGAGAATTAAATTCTGAGGTATATGCCGGTATCGCTCAGCGGCTAGAGCACTGGGTCTATACCCCTTGGTCCAGATAAGACAGAGGCGCGGGTTCGAGTCCTGCTACCGGCACCATTAAAATAAAAAATTGGAGGTGATTTTTATAGAAGAGACTTGGAAAAGCGTTGGAATTTATGACGGAATAGACTATACAGGATTATACGAAGTGTCAAATGCTGGGAAAGTAAGGTCGGTTGATAGATTTCGAGATAATAATGGAACACCTGTATTTATCCACGGAAGAGAAATTAGTCAATTCGTGACATGTTTATACAAGCGAGTGCATCTTTGTAAGGATGGCAAAGAAAAAACAGTAAGTGTTCATCGATTGGTTGCAATGGCATTCGTTAATAATCCAAATCCAGATAAATACAAAGAGGTTAATCATATTGACGAAAATAAATTGAACAACAATGCTGATAACTTGGAATGGTGCACGAGGTCATACAATCAAAAGTATTACGCAAAAAGACATCCATATGAAATAATACAAAATTTTATAAGGATAAACGTCAATTATACATATAAGACAAGAATAAATACACGGTGTATGTGGAACAAATCTGCTAGAACTTTTGTTTTATAGGCGACGAAATAATATGACGTTGATACGTCTATTATTTTTCGCTCATTTTCCGGGTTTTAGCTATATAATACAGGATACGAAAAGGAGGAATGAAAACTGAAGCATTACGGAGATATTACACAACTTCATGGATGGCAGATTGAACCGGTTTCCTGTATCACAGGAGGCAGTCCATGCCAAGATTTGAGTCAGGCCGGTAAACGTGAAGGTTTGGCTGGTGAACGCTCTGGATTGTTCCTTGAAATGATTCGTGTGATTACAGAAATGAGGGAGGCCACCAATGGAGAATATCCAAAATTTGCAATCTGGGAAAATGTTAGAGGAGCACTCTCCTCAAACAACGGAGAAGACTTCCGATGTGTCTTGGAAGAATTTGCACACATCGTCGAAGCAGACGCTACAATTCCTAAACCTTCGGAAAAAGGTGGAAAATGGTCTAAATCCGGCGCAATTTCCGGTAATGGATGGTCTTTGGCATGGAGACTCTTCGATGCTCAATACTGGGGAGTGCCCCAACGTCGTCAAAGAATCGCGCTTGTCATGGATTTTGGAGGACAACGTGCCGCAAAGATATTATTTGAGCGCACGGGCGTGCCAGGGAATTCTGACGAGAGCATCCCGACGTGGCAAGGCGCTGCCAGAATTGCTGAAAAATGCATTGTTGGAAATGATCGAGTGGTGGGAGAAAAAAGCTTTTGTATCGTCGGAAACATGATTGACAGAGAAACCAACATGAATGGGACTGGTGTAAAAGAAGATACTGCTTTCACTATAAACACTATTGACCGTAATGCTGTTGCCTACACTTTAAAGATTCGTTCAGGATGCGAAGGCGGTGGCAAAGGCGCACTGGTACAGATCGAGAAGAGCGCAACGCTTTCTACATTGCAAGATCAAACGTTAATTTGCTTGGCAGACAACACCTCTTTACATAATTCAAAACAAAAGATTTCGCCGGTGGTGTTTGAGAGTCACAGTCAGGATGCTCGATACACTCAACAGGGCGACACAAGTCCGGCTTGTACGGCTCAATGGGGAACTGGTGGCAATAATATGCCGCTTGTTGCTGAAAAGAAAGCCTTTGCAATGCAACGCATTGGTGAATACAAGGAAAGTGAACAAGCTAGTACGATGAAATCTCGTGACTACAAGGATGCTACTGACTTGATTGCAGAGAAGGAAACGAAGAATCTGCAATGGATTGTTCGTCGTCTGACCCCCGTTGAGTGTGAGCGGCTGCAGGGTTTTCCGAGCGGATGGACTGATATTGGCGAGTGGGTTGATGAGAATGGTAAAAAGCACAAACCAGCTGATTCTCCTCGTTACAAAGCACTCGGAAACTCGATTGCGTTGCCGCAGTGGCACTGGATCTTCCAGAAAATGAAGCCGTATATCGGTGAGAATCCTACGCTTGGCAGTCTTTTCGATGGAATCGGTGGCTTTCCGCTTGTCTTTGAAAGTACGTATGGTGATGGTACTGCTATCTGGGGATCTGAAATTGATAGCTTTTGTGTTGCGGTGACAAAGAAGCATTTTCCAGAAGATTAAATCTCATAAAAGGCTAATTCAAATAAGAGGTGACACGATGAACAGCAAAAGTCCTATCAATGCAACCATAGACCCTGGTTCTTTGAGCCTTCCGGCAAGTCCTATCTTCCAGAAGGAAAAGAGTACATATCTTTGTCCGTTCTGTGTAACGAAGCTGGAGAAGCTTGAACCGAAATGTCCAGAGTGTCAACATAAAATTGATTGGGGTGTGTGGATGGATAAGAATGCAAAGCACAATTATGCATTTGCTGAAAGTGGTGTGTTATGAAAGATTGGATGCACGCAAAGAAAAAAGAGATTGAGAACATGACTTTTGACCAAGCGAAGGAAATTGTAGAGAAACAAATTCGTCTTGGTAAAGAAGGAGGCCAGTGGTGCCCTCGTGAGCATTTAACAAAGGCTCTCGAAATTATTCTTTCAAAAGCTGAACTTTATGAGTTTAGAACAGATTACAAAGAGCCTCTTATCGATGACGTTTATAAACGTTATGAGTGCCCGGTTTGTTATTACACACTATCAAATCTTGATAACTTCTGTCCACGTTGCGGACAATTACTTGATTGGCGATTTGTAAGGCATTATGAGAGAACGATTCGTCCCACGCTTGAAAGACTGCAGAATGGGGAGGTGCAGGGTTGAATATAGATTTCTTCCAACGGCGCAAGACACAGCTTGAAGATACGCTTCTTTTGAAAAATCAGGCCGTCGATATGCTTGATTATCTAAAGATGCATTGTATCAACAGCGATCAGTATTGTGCCATTCGAGATTACATTGAAGAAGCTGCTAAGATTCTGGAGAGTGACCTCGAATACGCAAACAACAAGCTGCAGTCCGCATTCAGACCTAAGTATGGTCGGAACAACAGATTGACTCGTGCTCAATCTAAGATGTTCCGTGATAGAGAATATTAAAAATGGGGTGATGCCGTATGAACACATGTAAAAAAATATGTAACTGGTGTGGTCGTGAAATTAAGCCGATAGGTAGCGAGCATGGAATCAGTTTTGAGCATCAATACTCTTATGGTAGCCAACTCGACGGTTCGCTTTTGAGTTTTGATTTGTGTCCTGAGTGTTCAGAACGGCTCCCAGTAGTGCTCGGCGCAATGTTTGTACATAATCCATTAAAGGACGATTTCTAACGGCGGGTGCCGTATGAAATATAAGCCATCAATAAACCAGACGGAGGATAATACATAAAATGAATAGTGCATGAATTGATTTAAGACGATAACAGGAAACATAAGTGATTATCAATGAGACAAAATTACATAAAGGAGACTTGATATGGCAGATAGAATTTTTAATCTTCCTCAGACCCGTGGTTCTTTTGAGATGGCTGGTAAGGTCACCGGCACCCAGCGTAGTAACTTCTATAACGAGAAGGAGACTAAGAGTGGTGCTATGCGCCGTGTCCTGAGTTTTGGCGTTCAGACTTCCAATGAAAACACTTTCTATGTTGATCTGGCTGGTATGCCTCGTGATAAGGTTTACTTCTTCCGCCGTGCCGATAAGGACAAGGGCATCGAAAAGGATAAGAAGGAAGTCGCTTGGAAGGATCGTTTGACTTATGTTGCACCGGAAGGCTACGACATGATTGGCGTTAAGGTCGGTGTTACCAAGAAGACGAATGAGTCTGGTAAGGTCGTCAATGATAACAAGACTCTGACTGACTTTGATGCAGCCAAGGAGATTTCCGATAACCTGCATGACGGTGATAACGTGTATGTCCGTGGTAACATCGAGTACAGCACTTACAACGGCAAGCACCAGATTCGCTTTGTTCCTACTCAGGTTTCTCTGAGCTCTAAGGAAATCGACTTTGATACGGAGGGCTTTGAAGAGCTGGCTCTGTTCACTCAGACTATTGTGTACACTGGTTGCCGTAAGAGCGATGAGGACGATGAAGTAGTTGTCGATGCCAAGATTGTGAACTACAACACCATCGAGGACGCAGAATTCTTCATTGATTATAAGGCAAACGCTCAGAATAAGGTTCTGGCTGATTCTATTCGTAAGCGTTTGAAGCCCTATACCAGCTTCGAGTGTTTTGGTCCTATCGTCAATCAGCAGAAGGTTGAGGAAGTTGAGACTGAGAATATCTGGGGTGGTCCTAATAAGATGAAGCGTCAGAGCACTCCGGCAGTTCGTAAGTTGTATATCGAGGGTGTTAATCCTGATTCTTTTGATCCGAATCCCGGCGACAAGGATGCGGAGCCAACTTATACTGAGGATAATATCTCTGAGGCGCGGGCAAAGATTGCTGCCAACGCTCAGGCTAAGAAGGACTTCGACGGCAAGGCTGCTGAGAACGACACTTCTTGGTGGGGTGGTTCCAATAAGTCTACTGCAACTCCTGCAAATGATGAAGAGGATGACTGGGGTTAATTTATTTTAGCCTTAGCTATGTAATACAGGATACATAAGGAGTTTAGTTATGCAGAATACTCTTGAGTATACCGCTTATAATGGCATGAAATTTTACATTGTTTACATCGAAGCGCTTGAAAAGGAACCTGAAGAAGACTTTCCGATGATGTCTATTGTGTTTACTACGCATCCTGAGATTATTGCAGAAGCTAAAGCCAACGCGGAATGCAATGGTGGTGCTGTTCCGGTAGGGTGTAAAGACCTTCTGGTTGATAGTGTGGATAACATCACCCGTCAGTTGGATTATGTTGCTCATGCAGTTGAAACGGGTGATCCGTGGTATGAGTGTTTGAAAGTTTAATAAAAGAAAAGTTTTATCGTATTTACGCCAAAATAAATATCGTAGGTACGATAAATAATTTTGATAAAAACGGAGGAATTTACATATATGGCTATGATTCGTAAGGCAAATGCCATTCGCAAGAAAATTAAGATTCTTGTCTATGGCGAACAGGGTACTGGGAAATCTCGTCTGGCTATGCAGATGTGTTATTTGAAGAATGCAGATGGCCGTCCATTTCGTGTTTTATATATTGATACCGAGAATGGCTCTGTTGACAATTACACAGAGGAACTTGAGGCAAACGGTGTTAATCCTGAAAACCTGCTTGTTGTATATACGCAGTCTCTCGCAGAGGTACAGGATTTCATTAAGACTGTTGCTGACGATGAAGACTTTGAGTATTCGGATGGAAGTGTAATTCTCGATGCGGATGGTAATCCATTCCGTGCTGATGCGATTGTTGTTGATTCTACGTATATTTTGACCCTTACTTGCAAGCAGGGGCTTTCGGAATTCTCGAAAAAGCGTGCAAAAGTAAAAGCAAACGCACAAGGTTTGACTGGCGATGAAAAGGCAGTCAAGATTGAGGGCGCTGGTATGGAGCTGAAGGATTACCAGCAGTTGAATTTCAAGGGGCAGTCTTTGATTCTGGATCTGAATGCAACTGGTGTTCATTATGTTGTTGTCTGCCGCGAAAAGGACGAGACTGAAAACAAGATTGTGAATGGTTCTTCTGTCAGCGTATCGACTGGTCGAAAGATTCCTGATGGATTTAAAGGTCAGGGTCATAATGTTGATACTGAAATTCGTCTGTACAAACAGAACGGTGCACATCTTGCTTATTTCGTTAAAGACAGATCTGATGTGCATCGAGACGAAGAAATTGTTGAAGATCTTACCTTGCTGGAATACCAAAGCCTTATCTCTAATAGTGCAAAGAATAAGGATTTCGTTATTAAAAACGGACTGAGCGATGCAGTCAAGACTGAAATCAAGCTGAATATGCGTGACCTTGGTCTTGATGAGAATGAAATTGAAGAATCTTCTGATGTAAAGAAAGAACTTTCGCTTGATGAGCTAAAGGCCAATCTAATCAAGATGTTGTCTGATGCATCTCCGATTAAGAAAAACGCAGCAAAGAATGCGGTTGAGGAAGCTGGCCTGTCTACTCGATTCCGTTCCATGACTGATATCGAGGAACTGAAGAAGGTTGCCGCAATCATGGAGAAGGAACTGGCTTAATGGAATTAACCCGTAAATGCAAGATTTGCGGGAAGAACATTTTCATCGAGCGAGACCGTAGCACGTTTTTCTACGACAAGACTGGCTTTTACCATAAGGATTGTTTTGTAGAAAAAAAGAAAAATCAAAAACGCCCTTGGACAGATGACCTGCTAAGGGCATTTTTTGACAAAGTGAATGACACTACGGATAAAAAGGTCGATGATCTTCTTTCCAAAAAGAGAGAGCAAGACCACAATCGTGAGCTTGCACATATCAAACAGGAAGAGAAAAAGATTCTTTTTCGACCATATTCGAGATATATACGCCCCGGCGGTTGTTCCGGGTAGCTTTTACTCGAAACTTACGCAGTTGATTTCCGGTAATTATTACAAATATAGAGGTTCTATTCCTCCGCTAGAACTTTACGATATGTGGGTTCTAGCGAAGCCCCGACTAGATAAGATAATTGCCGAGAAAGAAGCTAAGGGTTGCGATATGAGCCAGCGATGGAATTACGATTTGGCTGTTTTGTTGGCGCAATATCCTAGTTATCTTGAACGGAAAGAAAGACTAGCTTCGATTCGCAGTGAAAGCGAAAGCAAAACGAAGGAAAACCTGACTGAAACGGTACTGAAACGAATGAAAACAGTACCGAAACAGAGCAAAAACGAGAATGAAATTGATATAAATGCAATTCTCGATGAAATATAAAAAGAGGTTGGTAAATGGATAATACAGTTCATGATGCTCAAAGATTGAAGGAGCTTCAAGCACTTCCTCTTGAGCGAAAGACTCAGATCACTCAAAATCGCATCCAAGAATGGTATATGCACTACGACGGTGGCGTGTATGTCAGTTTTTCTGGTGGTAAAGATTCTACTGTACTTGCTCATCTGACGAAACAGCTGTTTCCAGATGTTCCGCTTGTGTTCAGTAACACGGGGTTGGAATACTCGTCTATCCAGAAGTTTGCACGAGATGCGGATGCGGTTTTTGTTTATCCCAAGATGGGATTTAGTGATGTTGTCTCTACATATGGTTATCCTCTTATCTCTAAAGAAGTGGCAGAAGCGATTTATTACGCTAGACGAATCAGAAATAGCGGCGCAGCCACCATGAGAGAGAGAGAGAGATAAGAACAACTCTCAGGAAAAGACAGGAACTTCTGGGTTTAAGGATGAACAGTCCGGGAGGTGTCTTTAGCAACCCGTGGCTTTATGATAAAACAGGAGTATTTCAGGGAAATAGACGAACGATTCTACTTGGAAATGAACCGGGAGCTGAAATGCAAGCTGGAACGAAATCAATGTTCAACAAAGAGAAATGGCTTCCAGCGACACAAGAACTTCCATTCGCAATTTCTCATTACTGTTGCTCAGTAATGAAGAAAAGTCCAATGAAGAAGTACGCAAGGGCAACTAAGCGGAAACCAATTATTGGAACTTTGACAGATGAAAGCCGTGTTCGCAAACAGGCGTGGATTCGACATGGGTGTAATGCCTTTGATAGCAAGTCGCCGTCTAGTCAGCCTATGAGTTTTTGGACTGAGCAAGATGTACTCGCTTTCATCAAACAGTCAGGAATTCAAATCGCTGATGTTTATGGCGATATCGTTCCCACGAGTGATAAGCCAGAAGCTCCACTGTGTTGTACTGGATGTGATCGCACCGGATGCACATTCTGCGGATTTGGAGCTCACAACAAAAATGATAACAGATTCTTGACGCTTGCCGAACTTGATCCTAAGAAGTACGAGTACAGTATGAATGGTGGTCAGTGGGTGGATAACCCTGCGTATGATGCGATAGCACCTGAATACGACGGTGTATGGAAGAATTGGAACCCGAAGAAAATTTGGGTGCCCAGTAAGGAAGGTCTTGGCCTGAGAAAAGTTTTTGATATGTTCAATGAACTGTATCCAAACAACAAAATTCAGTATTAAAAGTATAAAGGGAGGTGGATGAGTGGAACTCATTTCAAATATCCCGAACGAAATTCTATTTGTCGGCGCAATTTACAAGCATCCTGACTATTTGGTCGAGTATGGGCATTATGTCAAGAGCAAGTACGATTTTGCCGATGAAGCAACAAAATTTTTCTACGATGCAGCGCTGATTATTTACGAAACTCGGACTCAAGAATTTAATAAAACGTCTGTTTTAACGTTTATGGCTGAAGACGAGTCCAGATTGTCCCAGTATAAGCGGCTGAAGGGCTGGTCAACCATTGAATACTACATGAGCCTTGCGAATGACGATGATATCAAGGGATATTTCAATATCCTGAAGAAATATTCTCTACTTCGTGAGTACCAGAGAAACGGATTTAACATTGAAGGAATCTTGAAGCATCGACAGTTTGAAATGTTTGGTGCTCAGGACATTTACAAATTGATTCGTGGAAAGGCCGACAAGATCAATACGGTTATTATCACAAACGATGATGCTGAGATTTTGAATAATGGTCTGCTGCCAATGGTCAATGAACGTTTGAGTGTTCCTGATATGGGCTTGCCGTTCCAGTATCCTATCATGAACGATTTGTTCCGAGGATTGAAGCTGGGCACCGTGATGTTCAATGGTATGCCATCTAATGCTGGTAAGACTAGATACATGATGGCGATTGTTGCATACGTCACATTGGTTCAAAAGCAAAAAGCACTCCTGCTGCTGAACGAGATGGATCTTGAGTCAGTCCGATATTGCTTACTGGTCACCGCCATCAATAATCCTGAGTTTCAAGAGTTGCATGGTCATCGTTTCCATAAGGACGAGCGAGAAATTACCCTTGGAATGTACCGGGATGCAAACGGAAACTTCATCTTCCGAAAGCAAAACGAAGATGGAGAATACATAGAAAGCATTGATGAGTTTACCGCTCGTGTCTACGAAGAAAGCGAAGAGTACCGCAATGTGCTTGATGTTTGCCAGTGGATTGAGAACGAATCACAAGGCTTGATTATAGCAAAAGATGTTTCTGCTGATTATAGTGACAAATCCCTGCGATTTGAAATCCAGAAGGCAGCTCTCACGCAGGGAGTTAAGTATGTGTTCTACGATACTCTAAAGAACGACATTGCATCTATTGGTGAATGGGCAGCGTTTAAAGTCACAGCCACAGAGCTTGAAGAGATTGCGAAAAATCTGAAGATCTTTATCTATGGTAGTATCCAGTTGGCCGAAAACGCTCATGAGTATCTTCCTGATGAGCTGAATTCAAACAACATTGCTGAGTCAAAAATGATTAAGCATGTTGCTTGGACGATGGTTCTGTTCAAGGAGATTCCAAAAGATAAGTTCGCGAAGTATCAATACATCTCTCATGACCCTGAGTGGGGCGGTGACTGTGCCCATCGGCTAAATCCAGATAAGCGGTATTACGTTGGAAACATCGATAAGAACCGCTTTGGTGAGAAAAAGAAAATCATGTTTGAAGTGAATTTGAATCAGAATATTTGGAGAGAGGTCGGTGTCTGCACCAGAAAGTAAGGAACTACAATGGTAAATATCGCAGATCTGAAAAATTACATTCTTGAAGAACAGCAGATTGAACCGATTCTGGAGGAACTTGGTTGTCATCATATCAGTCACAAGACTGGTTATTACCAGTGTGCAAATCCAGATGGTGACAATAGAACGGCACTCTGTATCTACGAGAATGAAAATCTTACTGCGGTAGATTACACACGAGATATTGCCAATGGAAAGACCAGTTATGATTTGATTTCTGTCGTCCAGTTCTTTCTGGAACTGTCTTTCCCAAAAGCTATTAAGCAAATCTGCGAATGGGTTGGACTTGACTACTATCACAACTTCGAGGAAGACCTTCCTAAAAGTATGTTGATTCTAAAAGAACTCATCGCCATGCAAAGTGAAGGTGAAGAACACGAGGATGACCGTCCGATAGTCCCAATCTCCGAAGCCATCCTCGGTTATTACAAACCTTATGTGAACCAGATTTTTGCTGACGATGGGATATCTTATGAGACGCAGCAGGAGTTTGAGATTGGCTTTGATGAACTGACAAATAGAATCACGATTCCAATCAGAGATGAAATTGGTACTCTGGTTGGTGTAAAGGGAAGATATTTTGGTAAGCCGCCTGAAGGTGAATTAAAGTATCTATATCTTGAGCCGTGTGCCAGAAACCGTATTCTGTATGGCCTGTATAAGACAGAGCCGTACATTAAGAATGAAGGTCTGGTATATGTTGGTGAAGCTGAAAAGTCTGTCATGCAGATGTGGAACATGGATGTCTACAACTGTGTGGCGACTGGCGGTAAGAAGGTTTCACAGAATCAAATTGAAATTTTAACACGTCTTTGCGTTGATATTTGTTTTGTATTTGATAAAGACGTTCAGCTTAGTGAGCTTATGGTTCTCGCTAATCGATTTGTCGATGGCGTAAGTGTGTATGCTGTAGTAGATGATAAAGGGATTCTGGATGAAAAGGAAGCCCCGACTGATAATCCTGAAAAATTTAAGGCATTGATTGAAAACTGTGTTAGGAGAATTAAATGAATGTAAAACTCTGGAAGGGGAGTAGGAACGACCTATCAGACCCGATTGGAACGATTATGGAGAACAGAGGGGTTGAGGATTATAAGACCTACATGAACCTAGATGATTCTTGTCTGAATTCTCCGTGGGAACTGGACAACATGGAAGATGCTGTCCGGCTGTTGAACAAACATATCTGGAATAAGTCTATTATCTCTATCCTTATAGATTGTGATGTGGATGGCTTCACAAGTGCTTCAATGATGTTTCAGTATTTGAAGACGATTGGTTATTTTGGAAAAATCAATGTTCTGCATCATAGTGGAAAGGAGCATGGGCTCTCTAAAGAAATTGAGGTTCCACCTGAAACCACATTGCTGATTATTCCTGATGCTGGCAGCAACGATGTTGAACAGTGTAAGGAACTCCGCGAAAATGGCATTGATATTTTGATTCTTGATCATCATATCTGTGATAGAGAAAATCCTTACGCAGTAATCGTCAACAACCAGAACGGTACATATCCTAATAAGGAATTGTCTGGCGCTGGCGTGGTGTATAAGTTCCTTCAGGCTGTTGATGAATATAATTGGACTGATGTTGCAGACCGGTATCTTGATCTGGTGGCAGTCGGAAACATCGGTGACGTTATGGATATGCACTCGCATGAGACAAAGCGCCTTTGCACGAAAGGTCTGGCACGAATTGTAAATCAGATGATTTGTGCTTTGATTGAGGCAAATAGTTTCAATATCAAGGGTGATCCGACTATCAATGATGTTCAGTTCTACATCGTTCCTATGATGAACGCATTGATTCGTGTTGGCTCATCTGAGCAAAAGAAGCGGATGTTCCGTGCGATGGTCGGAGAGGAACAGACTTTCCAGTACACTCCGACTCGTGGCAAGAATGCCGGTGTCACGATTGATGAGACTCTGGCGCAGCATGTAGCTCGTGAGTGCTCTTCTTGTAAGTACCAGCAAAATAAGACCAAGGATAAGGCTGTCTCAGAGCTTCAAAACTGGATTTCTAAGTATGGAGCGGACAGAAGTAAAGTTTTGTTTTGTAATTCCACTGGCATTCTGGACAGTAATTTGACTGGCGTTGTAGCAATCAAGCTGGCTGAAATATATGGTAAACCTTGCGTACTACTTCGAGAGATGGCCTGCCCTGAAGAACCAGACGAGAATCAAGAGTATTTTGGTGGTTCAATGAGAAATCCTGACGGTTCTCCGATTGAAAGTTTAAAGGAGTTCTTGATGAGTACTGGAGATTTCGAGTCGGTTCTTGGTCATGACAACGCTGCTGGCGTGAAAATCAAGAAAGAAAACGTGCCAAAGGCGATTGCGGATTGTGACGAACTGCTTAAAAATGTCACTATGAGTAAGGCAATCGTAGTTGATTTTGATTTTGACTATAGTAGGCTGACTGTTGCATTGCCGAAGACCATGTACGAGATGCATAAAATCTGGGCGCAGGGAATCTCTGAGCCGTATTTCTACATTAAAAACATTCCGCTGATTCATAGTGGATGTGCCCCAATGGGCAAGAACGGCAATATGTGGAAGTATTCTGATGAAGAAAAAGGCATTGATTTTGTATGCTTTGCTGATAATGGTCGGATGATTGGTTGGATCAACAATGATTTCTATGGTGGTCAAGAAGAAAAATACATCAATGCTGTATGCCGGTTGTCTTTGAATCAGTATGGAAACAAGGTGACTCCGCAGGCACAGATTGTTGATTTTGAGGTGATTTGATATGGGAAATCGGAAGCGTGCTATTGCCATCGACTTTGATGGTACTCTCTGTGAGAATAATTATCCCGACATTGGTGAGCCAAACTGGAATGTAATTTATGAAGCAATTCAGGAACAGAAGCATGGTGCGGGTTTGATTCTATGGACTTGCCGGGAAGGAAAGCTCCTATATGACGCAATGGAAGCTTGCTTCGATTGGGGCCTTCAGTTTGATGCCATCAATGATAGCCTGCCGGAGTGGAAGGAACATTTTGGCACTTCTCCTCGCAAAATTGGCGCCGATGAGTATTGGGATGATAAGGCTAAGGTTGTAAAAAATGGAGAGTTGATTGATAATGCTGATGCCTGAACAGTTTGAGGCAAACGTTAAAGAATTTATCGCAGAATGCCAAAGTCATCCAGTGATAGATTTATCAAAAGATGATCCATGCGAAGGATGTCGCTTTAAGGACTTTTGCGATAGGTTTTATCCGGGCGATGGTAGCACATGGCATTGGCGAGTTTATGAGAGTGGTGAATGAATGGTTTACATTACAGGCGATATTCATGGCGACTTTAATCGTCTCTTAAAGATAAATAAATTTTGCATTAAACATAGACTTGGAAAGAACGACTGGATCATCTGTCTTGGTGATGTTGGTCTAAACTATTATGGTAAGGATAACATCAACGAATGGAGAGTTAAGACCATTGCTGCGGACATCCCTGCAAATTTATTCTGTATTCATGGAAATCACGAACGCCGCCCGTCTCGTAAGGATGGCTATAAGACAAAGGAAATCAGTGGAGATATTTGCGGCAAAGTGTGGCATGACCCACATTATCCCAATCAGTATTTTGCTATTGATGGCGAAGTTTACCAGATTCTTGCTGATAGGGAAATTCTGAATTGTCTTGTTTGTGGTGGAGCTTATTCTGTAGATAAATATTATCGGTTGGAACGTGGCTGGAATTGGTGGCCGGATGAACAGCCGAACGAGAAGACTAAGAAAAAGATCTGGAATATTACACATGACCCTCAAATCGATGACATTGATGTTATGCTCACGCATACCTGTCCATTCCGGTTTATTCCAACTGAATTGTTTATCGGTGGTATTGATCAAAGCACAGTAGACCAGTCAACTGAAATATTCTTTGATAATATATATGAATGCTATCCTAACGATTGTAAACCATTCTGGTACTTCGGCCATTTCCATGGCAACAAGTACACCGATGACTATGTGATGCTTTTTAACGATATTATTAAGTTTGGAGATAAGGTGAAGAATGATGAGTGAATATCATGTGAGCTGTGGTATGTTTGGTATTTACGCAGGAACTGTTAAAAAGAATGGAACCGAATGGAAGGATAAAACTCGTGTCACAGATGAAGCTATCGAGGCAGTTCGTGATTGGCTTCTTTCTGAAGCTCAGTTCAACAATAGAACTTTTGGTGGATACACATGGACAACAAAGGACGGTAAGACTGTAACTTTGAGAGTGTCTATTGAGGATAAGGAGCAGACAGAATGAATTTAAATAGTATGAAAGGTGGTGTTGCCTGATGAGTAGCAGTTTACATACGCACTCATACTTTTAGCTTACTCGACGGATTCTCTTCTCCTGAAGAAAATCTAAAAAGAGCATCAGAGCTTGGTTTAAAAGCCATTGCCATTACGGAACATGGTGAGGTAACAAGCTGGCCGTACTACTCAGAACTAAAAGACAAGTATCCTAGTGTAAAACTTCTTTATGGTATTGAGGCATACGAGTGCGAGGACAGGGAAGTCAAGGATAAGAACAGCAAATACTGGCACTTGATCATCATTGCAAAGAATGAGGCTGGCCGTCAGGCAGTCAATCGCTTATCTACACTCGGTCATCTTCATGGCTTTTACAGCCGTCCTCGTATCACAAAAGAGGATATCGCTAAGGAAGATACGAATAATTTGATTATCCTGTCTGCTTGTTTGGCGAGTAGGCTGTCCAAAACGGATGATTATGATACTTGTGTCAAACTAGTTCAAGAGTATAAGAGCTTATTCCCTCACTATTATCTTGAGGTTCAGGCTCACGCAAACAGTGAACAAGCAAAATATAATCAGAAAATCATGCGGTTAGCAAACGACACTCATACAAAAGTAGTTGTCACAAACGATGTTCATGCTGCTACCAAAGAGGATCTTTATTATCAAGACTACTTCCTTCGTATCGCACATGATACGGAAACTGCCGCAGAAATTTACGAAGGATGCTACTTTATGTCTCGTGAAGAGCAACATAAAGTTCTTGATAGCCAGATTGGATATGATGCAGCAGAATGGTGTATCAATAACACTGATGAGGTTGCTGACTTGTGTGACTATGTGGATATGCCTTGGCACGAACCTGAACTTCCTAAAATCGATATTCCTCCACAGTATTCTAACTCAGCAGCTTACCTGAAAGACCTTGTAAAAGAGGGATGGAAGAAGCGCGGTATTGAAAAGTTTGATGTAGAAAAACAGAAAATCTATCGTAAGCGTGTTGATGACGAGTTATTTGTCATTGAGAAGAAAGACTTCTGTGACTACTTTTTGATTCTGGTTGATTACATCAACTGGTGTAAGCAAAACGATGTCATTGTTGGCCCTGGGCGTGGTTCTGCCGCTGGCTCACTTGTATGTTACCTGATTGGCATTACGCAGCTTGATTCCATCAAGTATGAACTTGATTTCGGACGATTCCTTACCATTGAGCGAAAAGACCTTCCTGACGTTGACGTGGATGTCAGTGACCGTGCCAAGGTTGTTGAGTATCTGACACAAAAGTACGGTGAAGATCGAGTGGTTCAGGTTATGAATATCGTGTACACTACTCCGGTTACTTCAATTCAGGATGTTGGTAAGGTGCTCGGTTTCCCGTATGCTGAGACAAGAAAAATCAGCGAGAAGTTCGTTCAAAAGACATGGAAAGATTGCCTTGAAGCTAACACAGAAGTAGCTGAGAATCCAAAATATAAGGAACTGCTTGATATTGCAAGTCATATCAATGGTCGTCCACGAGGTTATGGTATCCATGCTGGCGGTGTTATTGTTTGCCGACATCCTTATTACGAGTATATCGGTATCCGGCATGGTACTGACGGAGAGCACGTTATTTCCGTTGATAAGGTGATGGACGAGAAGATTGGACTTGTCAAGTTCGATATTCTGGGTGTTGCGTCGCTGGTTGCCATTGATGAAGCGAAGCGTGAGGATAATATTCCAGACTGGGAAATTGATATCAACAATCCTGAGTTTGAAAACGACAAGGCAACTTACGATTTGATTTGTTCCGGTAAGACAGACAATCTATTTCAGATTGAATCGTCCGGCATGAAAGATCTGGTTGCGCAGCTTCAGCCTAGATCGATTGAAGAGTTGTCTGCTCTGATTGCTCTTTATCGTCCTGATGCAATGCCGTCGATTCCTACATACGTTGATTGCAAGTATCATCCTGAACATATTCACTACTTCCATCCTGATATGGAACCAATTTTCCGCAGTACCTATGGCGTGAACATCTATCAGGAACAAAGCATGAAGCTTACGAAGGTCTTTGGCGGTCGAAACGATGCCGGTGCTGACAGAATGCGTAAATGCTTGGCAAGAAAAAGCCTGAGAAAGTCAAGGAAGAAGTCGAGCTTCTTCGTGATGAGATTATTGCAAATGGATACGACAAAGCGACCGCTGAGTACATTTGCAACGAGTTGTCAACGAAGGGCGGCTATGGTTTCAACAAGTGTATTTCTGGCAACACGAAGCTATGGAGAATGAGAAGCGGACGGTTTGAACCTACCGTTGCCGAAATGTATAAGATTCGTAACGACAGAAAATTTGCGGTCTTGACCAACCATGAAGCGTTGCGAAAAAAATATAGACGGTATGGATATGGTAGTGCATTATCAATGTGTGAGGATGGCCGTATCAGAACAAATAAGATAGTTGATATTAAATACTCTGGCAACAGAACGTTATATCGTGTAACAACTGAAACCGGAGCTACCATCGAATGTACTGACAATCATAAATTTCCAACCACTGAAGGAATCAAGCTGCTTTCAAATATAAGAGTTGGTGATGAATTGTACGAAATTGGCACTTATGAAGTCTGTAAAAACAAGTACAATTTGACGGATGGAAATTTTGAAAGCAATTTACCAAAGCCTGGTCAGATGGGTTTTCAAACGAAGGAATTCAGTGTGAATCGTCTGTTTGAAGAAACGAAAGAAAAAAATCGACTGAAAAAAAGTCCGTGTGAAATTTGTGGTAAAGAATATTCTAACGACGCTCGTTTTGAAGTGCATCACAAAGATTTCGATCACACACATAACACGCCAGACAACTATACTTGGTGCTGTGCATCGTGTCATAAGAAACTTCATTATGCTCACGGGCGAGTAAAACAGTACGAAAAGGGCATCCCGTCAAAGACTGCTAAGATTATTTCCATTGAGGAAATTGGTTTTGATGATGTCTATGATGTGACAATGGAAGCTCCGAATCACAATTTTGTAGTGTCAACTGGTATTGTGACTTGCAACTCTCACTCACAAGCCTATGCTGATATCTGCCTTCAAACGGCATACTTAAAAGCACATCATCCACTTGCGTTCTTTAAGGCTATGCTGAACTTAAATAAAGTAAAGGTCGGCAAGGTCAACAAGATTATGGTGGATGCACGCAGCTTTGATATTCAGATTCTTCCTCCGAGCATCAATCGTTCCGGTATGGATTTTACTGTATCGAATGGTAAAATTCTGTTTGGCTTATCTGCTATCGGTGGTATTGGCAATACACTTGCTGAAACTATCATTGCAGAACGAGATAGAAATGGAAAATTTAAGGGACTTGATGATTTCACGAGTCGTGTTCGTGCAACGAAAGCGCAGATCATTGCGTTGGTCAAATCCGGTGCGATTCCTACAAAGAACAAACGAATATTCTTGGAAAAGTATATTGCCAGCGGTTTGGAACAATCTGAGTTTAAGCCCGTCAGTACACTTCCTACCAAGGCAGTTTTGCTGAGTAAGTGGGATATTGATACAGAGCATTATAAGGTTGGTAAGAAGGTTGATAAAGAAACCGTCCTACGAATTTATAATGAAAAGCGCCGTGTCGTACATGAAATCGAGAAGCTGAAAAAGAAAGAAGCATATATGGCCGAGCAAACCACGAAATATCTACAAGATGAAGAACTTTGGGAGTTCCAGACTTTACAGACCTTTATCAGTGACCCGAATCCATTCGAGAAGGCTTTTGCTTATATCAAGGATTTCTCTGAAATTGAAGAAGGTGATTCTTGTGTGCTTGTCGGTATTATCGCAAAGATCCAAAAGAAGAAAACAAAGACTGGTATGCAGTTTGCATTTGTAAATCTGTATTCTGGCGATGGTATCATTGAGCTGACCGTATGGCCGAGAGTCTTGTCGTATTATCAGGATTTAATTGTAAAGGGAAGTCAGGTGGCTGTGTTTGGAAAGAAGGAAGATGAATCGCACGTTATTGCAAGCAACTTCAAACCTTACAAGCAGTGGTTGCATGATAGAGAGATTGCGTAAAGGTGTATTATTTACTACTGACGGAGAGGTTCTTTGTGAATTTCCTGAGTTTGAAATTGGGAATCATTACAAAGATAAAACTGTAATCAAGATACATTGTACGAATTGTTGCGTTGTTAGAAAAGTTCAGAAGTGGAAATTCGATTATGCAGAACAATGCGAGAGAACAACAAAATGGTTTTATTGCAGAGTGTGCGGAGGACTGACAGAATTTAGATTGGGTGCATAATAAGAGGGTTATAAAGTGGCAGATAAGAAATTTAATGAAAATATGATCCGTTGCTACATTAGGATAAAACGAGTCTTTTATCCGAAAGATGGGAGGGATGTGGAGCCCGGCGGCTTCGCCACCTTCTCTGCCGAGGTGGTAAAAGTCAAGCAGGGGAATCCTGTTATGAGTCGATACAGTGACCTCCGGCTAAAAGGCAACGTTCCTAGCCTCGATATGAATAAGACTTATTCGTTCTGTGGTGAGTATGTTCATCATGAAAAGTTTGGTGATCAGTACAAAATCATCTACATGAATGAGTTTCAAGAGATCACTGACCCGGAAGAACAAAAAAGCTTTCTCCGTTTTATTTTGACCGATCATCAGTTTGAGATGCTTTATGAAGCATTCGATAATCCGTATGAAATTATCAAGAATGGTGACATCAAGGCTCTTTGTACTATTAGCGGTATTACGGAAGGTCGAGCACAAAAGATCATTGACTCTTTTGAACGCAACATTGATAACAGTGAAGCGTACACGAAATTGATTGAATACGGTTTGACTCCCAGTGCTATTGAAAAGCTTGTTCATCAGTATCACGGCGCGGACACTCTGGTAAGAAAGATTGAGGAAAATCCTTACGTCCTGATCGATGATGTGTATGGCATCGGCTGGAAGAAAGCTGACACTCTTGCTTTGAATATGGGCTTAAAGCACAATTCGCAATTCAGAATCGAAGCTTACGTCATGCATTTCCTTGCCGCCCGTGCCGAAGAAGGTAACTCTATTATCCCGGCAAACCAGACAATCAATAGCTGCATCAATGAACTTGACTTGGACGAGGGTGACCAAGAAGTCATCAAAAGGGCACTTTTCCATCTGCACGATGTCCGTGAAACGCTTTGGTGGAGTGATGACCGTCAGGAATTTGCTTTAACTAGAGTGTGGAATCTTGAAAATGAAATCGCAAAGGAAATCAAGCGACTGGCGGATGCACCTGTTGAACCGATTAGTCGAAACATGGATGCAGCAATCAATGAGGCTGAGGATGACCTTGGTATCGAGTACACTGAAGAGCAGAGAGATGCTATTAAAAAGGTATGCTCTAACAATATTGCTATCGTCACAGGTCTTGGTGGATGCGGTAAAAGTACCGTTGTCGCTGGTGTTCTAAAGGTTCTTCGTGATAAGTCTTTTGCTCAGACTGCACTCTCTGGTCGTGCCGCAGCTCGTATGCAAGAAATTACTGGTCAGGACGGTAAGACCATTCATCGTCTTCTTGGTTATGATATTGAGAATGGTGGGTTTGCTCATGATAAGAACAATCCTCTTGAAGAAGATATTATCATTTTGGATGAGACTTCTATGGTTGGAGCTCAATTGTTCTATGACTTGATTCAGGCAATCGAAACCGGAAAGCGATTCATCATGATTGGTGATGACGGTCAGCTTGAGAGTATCGGTATGTGCAACATCTTTAAGGATATGCTTGCATCTAAGGTTGTTCCTGTAGCTCGCTTGACTAAAATTCATCGTCAGGCAGCCAAGTCTGCAATTATTACCGAGAGCATTAAGGTTCGTAACGCTACGCAATTGGTGCCTTATGGCTGGGCTGGTAATGAGATTCGTGGCGAACTTCGTGATTTGGAGCTTGATATCTATAAGGATGCAAGTGAATCGTTCAACCATATTATCAATCAATACCGTACCTTATATAATAAGGTAGGAAATGATAGTGCGAAGATTCAGATTGTACTTCCACAGAAGCTACGTGGTAGTATCTGTACTTATGAAGTCAATAATGCTATTCAGGAAATTGTGAATCCGAGTCGTGGTCAGGCAGAAGCAAAGGTCACAATCTATGGTGATGGCAAGGATAGAGTATATACTCTGCGTGAGGGCGATCAGGTCATCATCAACAAGAACAACTATGAGCTTCACACATACAATCTCAAGACAAAGAAAAAGAAGAGAAGTGTCCGGTGTTCAACGGAAACCGTGGCATTATCCGAAAGATTGAGAGTAGTTTTATCCTGGTTGATTTTGACCAGTGGGGAACGATTTTCATTCCTCATTACTTTGGTGGGAATAACATCTGGGCAACGCTTGAACTTGCTTATGCTTTAAGTTGTCATAAACTGCAGGGCAGTGAGGCTCCGTATGTGATTGTCGGAATGGATAACTCTGCGTACCTGATGCTGACGAGAGAATGGCTCTATACGGCCATCACTCGTGCCAAGAAGTATTGTGTGATTTGTGCCGAAACTCATGCTCTTGATCGGGCTGTAAAGACTTCGAGAATTCCATATAAGCGGACGTTCTTGAAGGAATTTTTACGGAAAGAATTTGCAGAAAAGCATTGACAATTATGTAAGTATCCTGTATAATATAGTTATAAAAAGTCTCCATCCCGGAGGCTTAAAATTCTCTCTTTAACTATATAATACAGGATACGGGAAAGAAATGGCTTGCTCGTAACGACAAGCCTTTCTTTATTAGCTATAACTATATAACACAGGATACGCAAGGAGGCTTTATGACAGATAAAGAGCTCATAGGTAAGCTTGATGCGATGGTTAAGGCATTGCAGAAAGCAAAGAAAAAGACGGACAAGACCCGCATTTTGCTGGATGCACGTAAGGATTTTGGAGATGAAGCTGATGAGTTGATGGCATTCTTTCGATTCCTGCTTGATCCGGCAATTATTACTGGTCTGTCTGATGCAAAAATCAATAAGAAGGTAACTGCAAAGCCGGATATCGAAATTCAATATCTCAGCTGTGGATACCTTTATATTATGAGTGCTGGGCACAATACCGGTTCTGATGCGTCCATCGCAACAATCCAGAATTATTTACATAAAAATCCTGAGTACGAAGAGTTTCTAAAGCGATTGTTCACTAAGAACCTGCCGATTGGAGTCGAGGCAGCTACCATCAATAAGGTATATGGCGAAGAGATTATTCCTGTTTGGGAGGTTCAGCAAGGATATCCGATTGATAAGGTTAAGCTGAAGATGGGCACTTGGTTCAGCCTTAGCCAGAAGATGAACGGAAATAGGGGGACTCTATATCGTGGAGATTTAATTTCTCGTCAGGCACAGAAATTTGAAGGTCTTGACCATATTAAGAATGACCTGCTCTCTCTATATGACGGCGATGCAACGAGGCGAGATTCTTGGGTGTTTGACGGAGAACTTATCTACAAGAATCCCGAAGGAATGTCAGACGGGGAGGCGTTTCGTTTCGGAACTGGCCTATTGAACTCAGATAGTAAGGACAAGACGGGTATCAAGTTCGTTATTTTTGATGTCATCCCTGCTGTTGAATTTGACCGCAGTAAATGCATTGTTCCGTATCGGACGCGCCGTGAATGGCTGAATTGTCTTCGTGCAGAGATTGCTCACAAGCACCTTGAGAACGTTGAGATTGTGCCGATGGTTTATGAAGGAATAGATCAAGGCGTGATTTCAAAGTGGCTTGATTATGCGGTTGAGCACGATTGGGAAGGGCTCATGTTGAATACGGACGTCCCTTATCGTCGGGCTCGTCACAACGGATGTCTCAAAATTAAGCGTTTTTATACTGTTGATCTGCGAATCACTGCGATTGAGGAAGGTCAGAACCGTCTGGCTGGTACGATGGGCGCTCTTGTTGTTGACTACAAGGGCAACGAGCTTCGTGTCGGCTCTGGTTTTGATGATGCTACGAGAGCTGCTGTGTGGGCGAATCCTGATAATTACATCGGTAAGATTGTGGAATGTAAATACAAGGAAAAGAGCTGTGATAAGAAAACCGGTCTTGAGTCTTTGCAGTTCCCGACTTTTGTGCGATTCCGAAATGACAAGAATGAAGTGAGCTACGGCTAAGGAGAAAGCTATGAATCTTTCTAAGAAGTCCATTAAGCACATTCTTCGGATTCTTGATAATAAATGTATCGAGGTTCCTACAAAGACATCCGCTTATAGCAACGGTGGACGTAGAATTTTGACTCGTGATTTTGAGCCAAAGGAGTCACACGGAATGAATGGCTGGCAACGGATAGTCTATGTACCGTCCGAAGGATATTTCTACGGAATTTATAACGGAAAATCAGAAGAAGATTGGGATATTCCAGATATCTGGTCTCCTGCCCAGCTTTCTGATTTGTGAGGTTTACAATGTTTGTTTTAACACAGAATCAAAACGGAGTTGCTGACACCAGTAAATGTTTTGGAATCCATATTGTAGATGAATCAACAGTAATCAGAGCGTATACCTTTGATGGAGATGGATGGATGAAACTTGGTAAATATAAAACAGTAGAACGAGCAAAAGAAGTAATTCAAGAAATTAACACTGCTCTTTGTGAGAACCGTGTTAGTTTCGATATGCCGGAGGACTAAAATGCTACTTTTAACGCAAGACAAAAGAATTGTGAATCTCGATTGTATGGCGATTATTGATACTGCTAGTCTTCAGGTTTTTGCAAGGCAGGATGCGCATGGACGTGGAATTACTCTTGGTGAGTACGATTCAGAAGAAAGGTGTAAATACATTCTTGGTGATATTTTCGCCAGTTATTGCTGTGATGGCAGTGAGAATGTTTATGTAATGCCGGATAAATGATGAATGATTTCCGAAAATTAGCCATCCCAAAGAAAGAACGACTTGAAGTTCAACTTACGGATGGCACAGATGAACACAATATATTGTACATAATTACATCTCTAGCCACTATTAAAGGTGCTGAGATTTTTAAAAATTTTCGTTTGTATTCTGTAGGCTCCGCCGGGGAGCTCAACTTATTAGAGAAGCGAGACGGCGATCCCTACTTTGATAAGCTGAAAGGAACAGAATATGAGTAATTCAATGAACCGAGAAGACCGGCGCAGAGAGCAGCGTAAGGCACGAATCCTTGCCCGGCGAATCAAGAAAGCTGGTGGTCCCGACTTTCTGGCTGGAATGCCCGCAGAGGAATGGGAACCAAAGATTGGTGACGAGGTCACTATTAAGGTAAAGAGAATTCAGGGTAAGAAAGATTTCTTTAAGATGAGTCCTCAGTATCAGGACTTTATCAATAGCCTTGAAGACGGAAAGCCTTACAAGATTACCAGTACCGGCATGAAGGGTCAGGTTTACGGCATTGACGCACATCCTTATTTCCAGATTTGGAAGGGTGATATGGAACCCTACAAGGAGCCCTAATGAAGCAGATGTACTTCAGGACGAACTACTATGCTTGTTACTGCGTGGAGTGCTTAAATCAAGTCATTTTAATGCGAAAAGGTTATTTTTATGATGTGATAGGTGAGGCGGATACTTTTTATCTTGTATGTACAGATAAAGGTGACCCATTTCCACAACCATTTAATATCGTAAAAATTCTCAAAGAAGATCTCGAAGATGATGTATATGTCGTGACTGGTAAGAGCGAAAAACTTGAGGAAGGAGGTGGGGCGATATGATTGGTATTGACCATCGTGAACAGGGTCGTAAGGAACGAGCCCTTGCAGAATATTATAGAACCTTGGCTCGATATCCTACCGAGTGTGGAGAACCGATTACATATCAGTTGTCCAATGAGCAACTTAAACAGGTTCTCTGTGGAGAGGTTACTGTTGATGAATTGATTGAAAGAGGTGAGGTAAGTGAGAGACAGGATTAAAATGTGGATCGCTTTCATTAAGATTTTTAAGGATTATCTTATTGCGGTCGGAATCATGATTGCGTTGTGGCTGTTGTCTTGCCTTATTAAGTATGGGATTTCAGTATCCAATTTTCCAGATTGGTTTAAGTTTGCACTTCTAAAGTAAAGGAGGATTAAATGGTAACCGATATTCTTAATAGAGAGATTCATGTTGGCGATACGGTGCTTAGAGCTAGAACTCGAAATGGTCGCGGAGTTCTTTGGAGTATTCGTAAAGTTGTCGCCATTATGAACGTAATGATTAAAGTTCAAGACGGAAAGTACACAACGAATGTTGCACCTAGGAATTGTATCGTAATTGACGAGAGTGACATTCCTGAAAACTGGCAGGACGAATATTAAGGAGAGTTGAATGACAGTTGATTTGATCGCGTATACACAGCGAGTTGTTCCTACAAGTGATAAGAATCCTTTAGATATTGTGGAGGAAGCTGCGAGTATTTGTTACGATTCTTCAATGACTGACGATTATAAGATTGCCAAGGGATGCAAGGCAAGCGGTCACTATTCTGTGCTCGAGCACATCAATTTTACGTTTTACGTCAAAGATGTAAGCCGAGCACTTCTGGCACAAATTAGTCGTCATCGACATATTAGCATGAGCTGTCGCAGTCAGCGCTATTGTAGTGAGGATGGGTTTAAGTATGTAAATCCGTTTACCGGTGAAGATGCTGATGTTTTCGATAATATGATGTCGGACATTGATACCGATTATCAGATTCTCAAGAAGTATCACAACGCCAAAAACGAAGACGCCCGTGCAGTTCTGCCAAATGCTTGCTGTACAGAGTTTTACATTACAATGAACGCTCGTGCTTTGATTGAAATGAGCCATCTTCGACTTTGTTCTAGGGCTCAAAAAGAAATCCGCGAGATGTTTACAGAGATGAAGAGGGAAGTTGCACAGGTTTGTCCTGAAGTAGCAAGCTGGATGGTTCCTTCTTGCGAGGCTAATCCGAAGTATCCGTTCTGTCCAGAGGGTCGTGGTTGCTGTGGCCGTCATCCTCTGTTGGCAGATGTTTATAAGCCTATTGAAAAGAACAAGGAGGTCGTTGATGGAAACACTTGACGAAATTAAAAAGAATGTCGAGCACCCAGCTCATTACGGCGGTGCAGACAATCCTTATGAAGCAATTAAAGTGCTGCGGGAGTGGCAATTAGACGAGGATGCTTATCTTTGGAATGTTGGTAAGTATTTAAGCCGAGCAGGGCACAAAGATGGCAATTCTTCGCTTCAAGATTTAATGAAGGCACGTTATTATTTGGACTATAAAATCCGGCTTTTAGAGGAACAGCAGAAGATTACTGAAAGTGTCGTAGATACGCTAAAGAAGATTCCTGATGAGGCTAATGATAAGCTGACTACGATGACGGATTGTACTCCTCGTCTTGCAAAGCCCGACTATACGGATGATTTGGTTTTCCGTCCAGAAATCCATACTCCAAATATTGAGACTGCCGTGGTTCCGAGTGTTCATAATGATACTATGTCTCCGAACAACAAAGGAGTTAATAAGGTTGACCATTCAATGCTGAACTCTAAAGTCCATGCCGATGAGGTCAAGTTTTAAGAGGTTTACATATATGAGATACAACTGGAAGTTCCCAATTATCGTTATTTGTGTCGTGTTGATTTCCATTCTTGGTATGACCTTTATGGTGCAGGGGCCTAAGAACACGGCCATCTCTTATGAAGAGCAGATTCAGGAAGCTAAGTCTGGCATTGAGATTCAGGAGAAGCGCAGAGCTGATCTGATTCCAAATCTGGTTGAAACCGTCAAGGCTTATGACCAACATGAGTATCAGACTTTGATGGATGTTGTGAATGCTCGTGGCACTTCCGGCCAGACCGCTCAAGAAATTACGACTCAGATTGCAGCTATTGCGGAAGCATATCCTGAACTGAAGTCTAGCGACAACTACAAGGAGCTTATGAATGAGCTATCCGTCACTGAAAATTTGATTGCAAACTATCGTGGCGATTACAATCGTGTCGTGAAGGAATATAAGCAGAGCGTTCGTAAGTTTCCGAACTCCTTTCTGCTGGGTCTGACTGGATATGAGGTTCAGAATTATGAGTATCTGTCCTATGAGGGGAATGAGGCAGCACCGGCAGTCGGTAACCTTTTTGGAAATCGGTAATGCCGAAATTACTTATCGTGAATTGATCGTCAGTGTTGGTATTGTGTTCATTATGCTGATACTTGGTAGCGTTATCGCTGGAAATATCACCAGAGATTCGCTTGAGCAGAAAAAAGAATATAATACAGCAATTTCGATTGAGTCCGAAAATATGTTCGATTATGGAATGAGAACCAACGTAGGTAATGCGTTTTGCCAAGGCGCGCTAGAAGCAGTAGATACCGTAAGCGATCCACGTATCGACGGTCAGTGGATGTATATCTATTGTGAAGAAAAGCATTACACGATGCATACACGAACTGTCACTACTACGGATGGTAAAGGCCATACAAGAACAAGAGTCGAAACGTACTGGACTTGGGATTATTACAGTTCAGAAGAACACAATTCCAAAAATGTAATGTTTCTGGGCAAAGAATTCAAGTATGGTGACATCAAAATGCCATCCAGCAAGTACCTGACCACTGTACAAGTCAGTTCTCATGTAAAGTTCGAGTTTTATGTCAAAGATGTTCGTTATGGTGGTACATTATACGCGAATTTGAGCGATAAAAGTATACATAATGCACAATTCATTAAGGATAAAAACATCGAAGAAGCACGAGATTATATGATTTCTGCAGCTGGTACACGAGTGATTTGGTTTTGGGTATTCTGGGTCGTATTGATGGTAGCTGCGGTTGGAGCTTTCTATGTGGCAGAAAATCGTTGGTTGGAAGATTAAGGAGTGATTGCATGGAATATGTGATTAAACGCGATGGAACGAAAGTTCCTTTTGATAAGAGTAAGATTGTGAATGCGATTGAGAAGGCAATGACGAATACGACTGGAGGAGTTGATTCTCGCGTATCTAACGCTATTGCAGACTACATCGCGGACATCCATGATACGATGTCTGTAGAGCAGATTCAGGATGTGGTTATTGACCAGTTGAAAAATAGCCCTCTTTCGGATGTGGCTGACGCTTATAGTCACTGGCGTATTCTTCGGCAGGAGATTCGTGAGAAACAGCGAGCATATGGCGAAATTCTTTCCATCTGTGATGTAGACAATGAGAAGGTCAAGCAGGAAAACAGCAACAAAAATCCTGTTGTGAATAGCGTGCAGCGTGACTATATGGCTGGCGAAGTCTCCAAAGATCTGAGCTTTAATCTGCTTCTCCCGAAAGATATTGTGGATGCTCACTATGATGGCCGAATTCATTTCCACGATTCCGACTATTTTGCCCAGCACATGTTCAACTGCTCGTTAGTCAATCTGGAAGATATGCTGCAAAATGGCACTGTGATTTCTGGTACAGGAATCGACAAACCACATAGTTTCTCTACGGCGTGCAATATTGCAACACAGATCATTGCACAGGTTGCTTCAAATCAGTATGGTGGGCAGAGTATTACTCTGTCTCATCTGGCTCCATTTGTGGATGTCTCTCGAAAGAAGATTGCGTGTGAAGTTCATGATGAGTTTTACGACATGATTCAAAACAATGAGATTGACAAGATGCCAAATCAGGAGACCATCAATCGAATTGTAGAGAAGCGTTTACATAAAGAAATCGTTGCAGGCGTTCAGACTATTCAGTATCAGGTTATTACTTTGATGACCACCAATGGGCAGGCTCCTTTTATTACCATTTTTATGTATCTGGATGAAGTTCCTGAAGGCCAGACCCGTGATGACCTTGCAATTATCATTGAAGAAGTCCTTCGTCAGCGCATTAAAGGCGTGAAGAACGAGACTGGTGCATGGATTACTCCGGCTTTCCCAAAGTTGATTTATGTGCTAGAAGAAGACAATATTCGAGATAATTCTAAGTATTATTATCTGACTGAACTGGCAGCTAAATGTACTGCCAAGAGGTTTGTGCCCGACTACATTTCTGAGAAGAAGATGTTGGAATACAAGGGTGCTTGCTATCCTTGCATGGGCTGCCGGAGCTTCCTGACCCCTGATCGAACCACCGAGAATATTTCTGGTGCCATGAATTGGGAAAAGGGTCACAAGTATTATGGTCGCTTTAATGCTGGTGTTGTCACCATCAATCTGGTGGATGTTGCTTGTAGCTCTAAGAAGGATGTTTCTGAGTTTTGGAGAATTTTTGATGAACGTCTTGAGCTGTGCCATCGAGCGCTTCAGATTCGGTACAAGCGATTGATGGGTACGCCTTCTGATGTAAGTCCAATTCATTTTCAGCATGGTGCAATCGCACGTTTGAAGAAGGGCGAGAAGATTGATAAATTGCTGTTTGACGGATATGCAACCATCAGTTTAGGTTACGCGGGTCTGTATGAATGTGTAAAGTACATGACCGGTAAGAGCCATACTGATGATGAAGCAAAACCTTTTGCTCTTGAGATTATGCAACACATGAACGACAAGTGCAGTGAGTGGAAGGCAGCAGAAAATATTGATTACAGTCTCTACGGCACCCCGCTGGAATCCACCACCTACAAGTTCGCCAAGTGCCTGCAGAAGCGGTTCGGCATCATTCCAGATGTAACCGACCATGATTACATCACCAATAGCTATCATGTCGTGGTTCGTGAGCATATTGATGCATTCAAGAAGCTGAAGTTTGAGTCTGAGTTTCAGCAGCTGTCTCCCGGAGGAGCGATTTCTTATATTGAATGCCCGAACATGACCAACAACATCCCCGCTGTGATGAGTGTCATCAAATACATCTACGACACTATTATCTACGCAGAGCTGAACATCAAGTCTGATTATTGTCAGGTTTGTGGCTATGACGGCGAGATTAAGATTGTTGAAGATAACGGCAAGCTCATTTGGGAATGCCCGAACTGTGGTAATCGTGACCAGAATAAACTGAATGTTGCACGACGTACCTGCGGTTTTATTGGGACTCAGTTCTGGAACCAGGGACGCACGCAGGAGATCAAGGATCGTGTGGTTCATTTGAGCGATAACTAAACAAAGGATAAAATATGGATACTACACAACAGATTTTAGAGCGAGATTGGGATAATGGTTTTGTTAAAAAGATGCAGAATCGTATTTTGGTATCTCATTATAAATATGGTTGGATGAATCAGACATATCCAGATTTGGCTCAAGCTGTAAAGGAAATTTATCCAAGAGTCAAAAAGTATTTAGAGACAGGAAATACAGAATGGCTCATTGATGTTGCTAATTTTGCAATGATTGAATATTTGCATCCTAGTGTTGTTGGAGCGCATTTCAAAGGAACGGATAGTGAAGAGTCTCCGGGACTGACAAGTGGAATCAGCTACAAAGAACTCGAAGAGAGTATGAAGTAAAATTTGAATACAAGTGGTGGGTTGGTGGGATTACATATGAAAGAAATCATTGTTTTCTTTGTGATTGTATGGGTTATCGCCTATTACGTTTTGAAAGATAACTACAAAGATTAAGGAGATACTTATGAAGAAATTTATGGCAATTTTTGTTGCATTCCTCGTTGCAGTTGGTGCAGTGCTTTGTACTGAGCGGGTACATACTGGTTATGTTGGTGTTGTTTACTCCGCAAAGGGAGTTGAGCAGCAGACCATTTCTCAGGGCTGGCACTTTATGAGTCCTCTGAAGCATGTATCTGAGTTCCCGATTACTCAGCAGCGAGTGGTATTCTCTAACGCTCCGTCTGATTATGGTGCAAAGGAACACGCAGATTGGCACATTGACGCTCCTGCAAATGGCGGTACGATTGCAATCAACCTGACCGTCAATTATAACTTCCTGCCGGAGCATGTTGTTGAACTGTACACCAAGTTTGGCGGCATGGATGGCGAGAGCTTGATGGAGAGCAAGATTCAGAACGATATTATCGCTTACGTCAAGGAAGTTACTCCTCAGTTCAGTGTCATGCAGATCTATTCTGATGACCGTGCAGGTGTTAATACCGCAATCACCGACTATCTGAATGAGAAGCTGACCGCAGAATATGGTATCAATGTTTCTTCCGCACTGATTGTTGACGCACAGCCTGATGATACCCTGATGCAGAAGATTCGTGCCAAGGAGCAGGCGAAGCAGGATGCAGAGATTGCAGAGCTGAATAAGCAGACCGCTCTGGCTCAGGCAGAGACTGATAAGGTTAAGGCACAGACGGAAGCTGACGTTAAGATGATTGAAGCACAGGCCGAGGCTGATGCAAATAAAGTGCTTTCCGAGTCTATCACTCCTGAACTGATTCAGATGAAGGAAGCAGAAGCTCGCCTGAAGCATGGTTGGGTTACCGTACAGGGTGCCGATACGGTCGTTACCAAGGGTGAGTAAGTAATACATTATTGAAAAAATAAGAACAGGGTGGGTTGGCGGGACTATGAGGTTAATATTATATGGTTTACGGAATTAAAGATGCTCCGCGTGATAAGTATCTGTGGTGTACTGGATACCGTTTCGACAAAACTAAGGCAGGTATTAACTGCAAACCTTGTTATGGAAAAATCAAGGATAAGGATGATGGTAATAGCGTTTTTACTGTAATGGGCGAAAAAGATATTACTGTTATGCAAAATGGTAAGAGCCGTGGATACTCTTTTTCTGACGATTACGAAGACGCCGTTCGTACATTTAATATTGCGGTTATTGTTTACGAAACAGAATACGAAGATAAACTCAACAAAATCAAGAGTGCAAAAATTGAGGTAAAGAAGTAAACGAGGCTTTATAAAATGAAAATTTTTGAAAGAAGGTGATTAACATAAACGCATGGAAGAAATTCTTTAAGGCACTTGGTTCTTTTCTTGGAATCATTCTGATTTTTGTGGCTACATATTTTATCTCGTGGATTACCACGATCGGTATTATCTGGCTGATTTTTAAGCTGCTGAATATTATGTTTACCATCAAAGTAGCAACCGGTATCTGGCTGATACTGATTTTGCTTGAATGTTTTATCAAAGGTAGCCGAGGTAAATAAATAAACTAGTAGGGTGGGTGTGGTGGCATGAAAGGAGCTATATGGATTATTGGTCTGTTGAAGTAATGTATTACGATGATGGGAATCAGGCATTCAATACATATATGGTAAAGGCGCAGGATCAGAATGACGCTATGAATAAGGCACATCATCGCTTTGAGAAGGCGCATCCTAACATGAACTGCATGATTCACAACGCAGAAAAGGCAGGTGGCTGAGGTGGAAGACGATAGCGTTATCTATGAAAACATCAATTCCAAAGACGATGATGAAAAATTTGTTCTAGCGCCTTGGGGTTGCCTTAATTGTGCATTCAAGGATTTCGGTTTAAAACTTCCTAAAATCTCCAGAAAGATGGCAGAAGCTTTAATGGATGATTTCTTTGAAATTATGGAAATGTCCGGCATTATAGAGAGGGAAAATGAACCTTGATAAAAGTGCCGTTTTGTGAGGTGCAAATATGAAAAAGTGGACTAAAGACCTTCTTGAAGCTAATGGATATGAGCTGAGAAACGCATACATTAAAAATGTATCTTTTGGAATGAAAGATTACGGATTTCTTTCTCTTGAACTCACTTTAGAAGGCGATGGATGGGGAGTAAATTACATGGGCCCTTCTATCGGTAGAAAATACTACATCAACGGAGAGTCTATTAAAAATGGTAATGCCGCAAATTTTGAAGGTTATGAAGGCGGAGCTGAAGCTATTGTAAGGATTTTAGATGTTGTTGATTGTCCTGAATTTGAATCATTAAAAGGGAAATACATCCGTGCAGCTACCAAAAGAGGAGAGTCTGTGAAAATCATCGGTAACATCATCAAAGATCAGTGGTTTGATTACGGTTCGTTCTTCGATGACTATAAGACAAAACAGGAGTGATTATAATGAAGAAAGTAATACTTGAACTTCTGGTTGATGAAAACGGAGATGAGGATATCAATCCAATTAAGAGTGAGATTGAGAGCGCTCTTCAACGTTGTTATCACGATATGAAATTGGTTTCATATGAAGAAGAAAAACTCGATGTACGGTGGTTTTGTGCAAAAGACGTAACTCCTCCTGTCCCAGAATATGGTATGTGTTCTGAAGATGTCATCGTAAAATACAAGGATGGCACAGAAAGCGTTGCGTGCATCACATTTAATGGTGAGTGGTATGATACTGATTATTATGAGGTTGCTGATACGGTAGTGTATTGGCGATACATGACGGAGGATGAGAAGGCTATTCTATAAATAGAATTCCGCTTTTAACAGAAAGGAAAGGTATGTTTAAGATTTTCAAAAATACTGCCGTATGCGTACTTTTAGCAGCTATTATACTGACTGGATGCAGTACAAGTGTGAAAGACTCAGTAGGGAATGTAGCCAAAGAGAATGGCTGGTTCTATCGCATTGGTAACACTCCTATGGTGTACGACAAGGATACACACGTTATGTATTATTTGTTCAGTAAAAGTGGAGGATACCATGCTTACGGCTATATGTCTCCTTATTATAATGAGCACGGTCAGATGTGCTACTACGTTGATGGTCAGGTTATTCCAATCGAGGAGGTGCTAATCGATGCTGACTGAGATTGTTTGGATGCTTGTTAAATCGTATATCGTTTTGATTCTTACAGCCGCAATTATCCGCTCTGAAGAAATTCTATACGATTTCTTACGTAATACTGTAATGTATGACATCAAACTTAAATATGTAAAGTGGACTGTCGTTGCACTGAATATTCTTATTATCGTATGTGTGAGTCTATGGACAAAGGTGATTTAAAATGGATACTAACTTTAATTTAAAGCACGTTCCCGGAAGCTTTGCATGGATTATTGAGCGAGAGAATGCCGACAAAAACTGTAATAAATGTGATACCAACGGAAATGTGAATATAACATTCTTTGACGGTACTCAGAAAAAGTGGCGTTGCCCAATTTGCCTTGGATACAAAAAGGTTGTAAAAGACGTATATCGAATCAAAAAATGTAAAATCAAGAGAGTAAACATCGGAGCAAGGATTAACGAAGATGGCAATTTAACGGTAGAAGAAGAATCTATTCAACTAGAAGGAACTAACATAAGGGACAATATCGATCCTGATTTTGAGTATTACATTCGTAATATTTATGACACAGAAAGTGATGCGAAAATTGCGGCAAACGAAATCAATAAAGCACGAGGGAACACTGATGAATTATATGAAGATTGTCCCATGTGATATAGCGAATGGTCCGGGCGTAAGAGTCACGTTATTCTGTGCTGGTTGCAATCACCATTGCCCCGGTTGCCAGAATCCTACTACATGGGACCCGAATGGTGGTCAGCCATTCACAGAAGAAACGCTTGATAAAATTGTAGATTTACTTCGACCTGATTATATTCAGGGGCTTACGCTTACTGGTGGAGACCCACTGTATCCAGAGAACAGGGAGATGATTTGCAAAATTCTAATAAGAGTCAGACACGAGTTTGAAGGAAGCAAAGACATTTGGATGTGGACTGGATATACATGGGAAGAATTGATTCAACAGGCGGCAGAAGAATTGAAATATCAAACTATTCCAACAACGGTAACAATTATTCGAAACATAAACGTGCTAGTCGATGGTCCATATATCGAATCTAAACGAGATATCTCTTTGCCGTACATGGGGAGTTCCAATCAACGTGTAATCGGCTGTAATAAGAGTTTTGCTTTACGAAGACCAGTCCTTTGGTGGACTCCAGAAAAGAAAGGAAAATAATATGAATTTTAGTGATTTTGGCTCGATGCAGAATATCATGCCTTATCGCCCCAACATTAAAATCAACAAATTGCACGACGATGCTCATCTGCCGACTTATGGTTCTAAAAATGCTGCTTGTGCTGATCTGTATGCTTACATCGGCTTTGATGATGCAACGATTGTAAACAAGAGTGGTGATCGCTGTATTATGATTCAACCACATGAGACCGTTAAGGTACATACTGGTTTGCGGATGGCTCCGCCGGAAGGTTGGTATGTCGCTATCTATGCTCGCAGCGGTTTAGCAACTAAGCTTGGACTTGCTCCTGCGAACAAAATTGGCGTGTGCGATCAAGATTACCGTGGAGAGTATATCGTTGCGTTACATAACCATTCTAATATCCCTCAAATGATTACTCATGGCGACCGCATTGCTCAGATGGCAGTTGTTCCGTTCTGGCAGGCTAATTTTGAAGAAGTTTCCGAATTGGACGAAACTGAGCGTGGAGCGGGCGGTTTTGGATCTACTGGTAAACAGTAATCGAGGTGTTTATGGGAAAGACGATTGATACGTCCGAGCTTCTGTATCGGATGGGCAAGTACGCAGAAATCGATGTTGAAGAAGAAAAACATGATGCGTTTATGCATTTCATGCTTCTTTTGACACGCACAATTGAAAAGATGCCGAATGCTGCATTGATTCATAAAAATCCGATTGATGATGAGATTATGGAAAATCAGTACAAGTTGACGAACGCAATCTCACTGGTAACTGGCCGTACTCGAAACGACGGCTGGTATTCTACTTGGATTGGCATGACTATGAAGATTGTGCGTCTGAAGAGTGGAGAATCAGCTGGTTTCCGGTACATTAAAGATAATGAGGGACATGATTATCCGGGCACAATGCATACATCTTGTGTTGTTGATTATTATATCTCAAGTGACAAGAAAAATGTTATTGTCCAGACTGAGAACACAATTTATAAGTTTGAAAAGGTTAAGGAGGACTAAATTATGGCTAAGTATTTTTATGTTTACAATATCGCCGGTGTCGAGGATTCTATTGTAAAGATGTTCAACACTGATACTGGTGCAATGGGCGAGAAAAGCGTCAAGAAGGATCGCATGGATGGCTTTATTGATGGTATTAAGACGAGCGGCTTTGTTTTGAATAAAGAACTGGCGGAGGCTGACGTTGCAGAGGCCGAAGCAAAGCGTGTTCTTGCAGAGAAGATGACCGCTTATCAGGCAGCTCGCGATGACTATCACAGCAAAAGTGAAACTCTGAAGAAGGTCAAGGCCAAGTACGGTATCAAGTAAGGAGAATACATAATGAAGTATTACGCTATCGAATCTCATTACGAGAAAGAAGCTCCATTTGGAATTGCATGGCAAGTAAAGCTGTTTGA